TTTCAGAAAAAGCATTGACGATATTTTTGAGCGAAACGGATGGGACAAGCTCGCGCCGTACCGGATTGAGACGATCTTTAGGACAAACCTCCAGGCCGCCTTTCAGGCCGGGCGGCTCCGGCAAATGACCGATCCTGCGGTGCTTTCCGCCCGTCCCTACTGGCGTTATGTGGCGGTCCTGGATCCGTCCACCCGGCCGGAGCACGCGGCCATGCACGGAAAGGTGTTTCGATCCGATCACCCGTTCTGGCAGACCTGGTATCCCCCGAATGGGTATAACTGCCGGTGCACGGTGCAAACTCTCTCGGGGAGAGAGATGGATCGGAAAGGGTACCAGGTAGAGACTAAAGATCCGACCGGAAGCCTGTTTGAACCCGTGGATCCGGTGACCGGGGAGAAGCTTCCGGCGCGACCGCTCATGCCGGATCCGGGATGGGATACGCCCTTGAATCTGGATGATCTTCTTAAAGACCGGCTTCAGGCGCTCTATGATTAAACAAAAGTTCGAAGTTGTAAGTTCGAAGTTCGAAGGTAAGGAAACAAGAAACAGGTGAATGAATCGGGCGTAACAATCAAAATCGATACATCGGATCTGCAAAAGCTTCTTTCCGGGCTGCTCAAGCGAATGGATAATCTTTCCGGTCCGATGGCGATCCTGGGGGAGACGATTCTGACCTCGATCCAGGAAAACTTCGAATCCGGCGGACGGCCCACACGCTGGGAACCGCTGGCTCCATCCACCATCGTCGAGCGGGAGCGGAAAGGAAAATGGCCCGGCCGGATTCTGGTACGCACGGGCGTATCGGGCGGGCTTCTAGGGTCGATTTCATATGAGGCGTTTCCGAGAAAGGCTGTCGTGTCGGCCAATAAAATTTATGCCGCAATCCACCATTTCGGCGGGAAGGCCGGCCGGGGCGGGAAAACCGACATTCCGGCCCGGCCCTACATGATGATTCAGGATGAGGACATGGACGAGATGCAGGCGGCGCTCAAGAACTACATACTGGAGGCAAGGGCATGAAATTTAAGGGATTCGACGACTGGATCGAGATATTTCGCGGCGGAAAACAGATCGACTCAATCGGCGTTACGCATGACGGGGACGCGCTGATCGATGCGGCGATCGCCGGGTTTGATCCTAAAACCCACGAGCCTCCCCTTACCGTGGGGCATCCGGCAGATAACGCGCCGGCATTCGGGTGGGTGGAAGGACTCAAAAAAAGCGTAAAAGACGGCGCGACGATCCTGTTGGCAAAATTTCGCCAGGTGGTGCCTGAGTTTGCCTCCGCGGTGAAGGAAGGGCTTTATAAGAAACGCTCGGCAAGCTTTTATCCGGACGGCCGGCTGCGGCATGTGGGATTTTTGGGGGCCGCCCCTCCGGCGGTGAAGGCCTTGGCAGATCTTGCGTTCAAGGATTCCAAAGGCTGCAGCACCTTTGATTTCACGGATCCGTGGACCTGGGATGGCATTGCCGGAATGCTTCGCCGAATCCGGGAATACTTTATCGAAAAAGACGGCGTGGATGAGGCGGATAAGATCATCCCCCAGTACGATATTGATGCCGTCGCTGCGGAAGCAAATCGCAAAAAGGAGCCCGCCGAAGCCCAGCCGGGTTTCGGAGAGCATATACCCTCAACTTTAGGGAAAGGAGAATGCAAAATGACGTTTAAGGAATTTTTCGAATTGATCAAGTTTTGGAAGCAGGTGGAGGCTGATCCGGACATGAAACTCCCTGATCCGGTAAAACAGGCAGCACCTGCCGGAGACCAGCCTAAAAGCTTCACCGAGGCAGATCTGGAGGCGGCTAAAAAGGAGGCGGCCGAAACCGAGCGGAAGAAAATTGCCGCCGAGTTTGCCGAAAAGGCGGCCACGGCTGCCCGTGAGGCCCGGAAAACCGCGACTAAGGCCTGGTACGACCAAACCCTCGCCGCGGGCAAGATCGCGCCGGCCTGGGGCGATGCCGGGCTTCTGGCCTTTGCGGAAAGCCTCGATGCCGAAACCCCGGTGGAGTTTGCCGAGGGGAAGAAGCAGGCTGCGCTGGACTGGTTCAAAGGGTTCATCGAGGGGCTCCCCAAGGTGATCGAATTTAAAGAGATCGCCGGACGGGGCAAAGACGTGAAGACCGGAGGGGCAGGAGAGAAACTGACCGCTCATGTGAATGAAAAACTGAAAGCAAACCCGAACCTGACATACGGCGCGGCTTTTGCCGAGGTGCAGAAGGAGCACCCGGATCTGGCTGCCGAATATGCCCGGGAATTCCGAAAGGAGGAGTAATCAATGGCAACCGAAAACAGAGTGTTAGACATCAGCTTGCCGGCCGACGAGGATCTGTCCAATGACCAGTACCGGATCGTGATTCTGGATGCCACATCCGGGAAGGTGCGCCGGCCCAACGCCATCACCGACATTCCGCTTGGCGTGCTCCAGAATGCGCCGGACGCTGCGGATAAAGCCGCCGTGGTGCGCCCCATCGGCTGCGGCGGGATCAGCAAGATCCAGCTTGGAGCCACCCTTGCCATCGGCGCCATCGTGGGGATGGAGTATGTGAGCGCATCCGATGCGGGGAAGGCCCAGGCGGCCGTTGCCACCCAGTATCCGGTCGGGGTGCTGCTGGACGGCGGGGCCGAGGATGATCTGGGATCATGCCTGCTCGCGCCTTTAACCGTTAAGGCGTAATTTAAATTTTCAATTAAAGGAGGAAATGAGAAATGCCTCAACCCAATGTGAGTGAACTGATCGTTGCCGGTCCGCTGGCAAACGTTTCCATCGCGTACCGCAACAAAAATTACATCGCGGATCGGACCTTTCCGATTCTGGACAAGGTCTCCCCGAAGGCAAAAGTCGCGCGGTATCTCAAAGGTGCCTGGTTCCGGGATGAAGCCGGGATCAGAGGGCCCGGAAGCCGCGCAAACCGCGGAGGGTATCCGGTGGATTATCTGGATATCGCCGCAAAGGAATACGCCTTTGCAAAAGAGGTGACAGACGAGGACCGGAGGGCTGTGGCCGTAGCCGGCGGGCCGCCGCTAAAACCCGATCAGGACGCCATCGAGTTTGCCGCGGACAAGATCGATCTCAAAAAAGAGCGCCGGATCGCCTCGATGATTCTGGCAGGGACCTGGTCCGGGGTTGCCGGAGAAGACGCGGCCGGGCTCTGGGCTCCCAATGACGCCACGAACACCTTCATTTTGGACGTGGAAGCCAGGATCGAGACCATCCGGTCGAATACGGGATTGCGGCCCAACGTGCTCGTCATATCCGGAAACACCCTTTCCAAGCTAAAAATGCTCGACGATCTTTTGGACCGGATCAAGTACACCCAGCGCGGGGTGCTCACGCCGGATCTGATCGCCGCCATTTTCGGGCTGGAGGAGGTTCTGGTCGGAGATGCCGTCTATTCCAGCGCCAAGGAGACCAAGGCGGGGACGGATTTCACAAGCGTGGATGTCTGGGAGAAAAACGCAACCAAAGGGTCGGCGTTTCTGTTCTACCGGCCGCCGGCGCCCGGTTTGAAGATCCCGTCTGCCGGATATCAGGCGAGAACCGCCTACGAAGACGGATCCCCCAGGCGGACCACCACGTGGCGGGAATCCGCCGAACATCAGGATGTGTACGAAGTGGCGGAGGAGACGGACATCGTTCAGACCGGATCGGATCTGGGATTTCTCTGGTACGACACGATTCTGACCTAAAAAGGGGTTCCCCATGCCGTATTGTACTCAGGCCGACCTTCTGGAGCAGATTTCGGAAGATGAGCTGATCCAGTTGACCGACGATGCCGGCGCCGGAATGATCGACGCCGCCGTCGTCACGCGGGCCATATCGGATGCGGATGCCGAGATCGACTCCTATGCCGGAACCCGGTACAGCGTTCCGCTCTCCACGACGCCTGCCATGATCCGGAAGCTCTCGGTGGACATATCCGTCTACAATCTTTTTGCCAGGCGCCGGGGGGCGCCCGATGACCGGAAAGAGCGGTATAAAAACGCCATCCGGTTTCTGTCGGATCTCTCCAAGGGGCTCATTTCCATCGGGGTATCGACCCCGGCTCCGGCGGATGATTCCGGGCCCGAGGCCACAACGGATGCGGACGACCGGATTTTTACGAGGGGAAAGCTTTCGGACGGGTCTGCCGGATCGCTGGATAATTACTAGGGAAGTTCAAAGTTTAAAGTTTAAAGTTCGAAGTTAAGGAAAAATTGAAAACGATTCTGCTGGCCATACAGGAAAAACTGCGCTCGGATCTGTCGTATATCCGGGACGGGGACATCTACATCTCGCCCCATGAGAATTACATCCCCGGAAGCGTGCGCCCTCCCTGCATCGGAATAAAGGATGGAAGGATCGTGCGAAAAGAGCTGGCCTCCGGGATGATGGAAACCACGGCCCAGGTCATTCTGGCAATCTACGTGATGCTGGCCAAGGAAGAGGCCGGCATCGTGGGAGATGAGGCGTCCGGGCAAAAAGGGATACTGGAGATCGCAGCGGATATCCATACGGCCCTGGATGAAAACCTGTTGGCGATCTCCGGGATGATCGAGGCGTTTTCGCCGGCGGAATCGCCGGCGACGCTATTTGGAACCGGGCCGTATCTGGAGCAAAAACTGATCACCTACGAATATGTGATGGAGGAAGAACGACCATGAGTAAAACCTATCGATTAAAGCCCGGCATGGAAAGCTTTGACGTGGTGGACGGAGCGTATGCCGGGAGACGGTTTTTAAAGGGGCTTGACTACACCGACATTCCGCCCGGAGAGGCAGGAAAGTTTGAAGAAATCGCTTCGACCCCCCGCGGAGCCGATGGGGGAAGCGAAGGGAAAAAGACCTCCCGGCCGGTTCCCAGGCTCGTCAAACCCGAACACGCAACGGACGTAAAGGAGGAATAACATGAGATCCTTTCGCGCGGCCCAGAACCTGATGGCGGTCTCGGCGGCCGCCAAGGAGACGGCCATCAACACCGAACAGACCCTTGATCTCTCCCTTCTGGTGGGCATGGAGGACGTGATCAATATCGAGCAGCGCCGTGAAAACAACGCCGACGAGCTCACGGGGAAGGAAGAGGCCGATACGGTCTATGACCTGGGCGGCATGGCAGCCGGGTCGTTTAACTTCAACAAGGCGCAACCCCAGCATTTTGCCTTTCTGATGGCATACGCCCTGGGTCAGATATCGACGGCGGCTGCCGGAACCGGATATCAGCACACCATCACCCCGCTTCCCGGGGATGTGGATTCGGCCAGAAGCGTGCCAGGGTTTACGGCAGCCATGCGCCTGGGGTCCACGGTGCTTAAAAAGCGCTTTGCCTCCATGTTTGTCGACTCGCTGTCGGCATCGTTTGCCAAGGATTCCTGGGTGAAACTTACGGCGTCCATCAAAGGAACCGGAAAGGTCACCACGAACGTGACGGAAGAGACCATCACGGCCCTGGACAACGCCGTGTCGCTGACACTCGCCGCCAACGCGGTGGAAGGCGCAGATGCGGCAACGCGGCTCGACAATGTCCAGCGGATCCGGGCGTACTACAACAACGCCTGGGTGGAGGTGTCGTATTCCGCGGTCTCGGCGGCGACTCCGGCTGTCATCACCATCACGAGCCTGGGTGGAGCCGGTGCGAGCATCACCTACAAGGTGCTTTACATCCCGGACGAAGCGGCCTGGTGCACATTCCCGTCCCGGGTGGTGGAAACGCCTCTCCGGGTGGCGCAGATGACGCTTAAAATGGGGGGCTCCTGGAACGGGACGACCTTTCTCGGAGGCCGGTCCCTGTCCGCCGAGATCTCGTCCGTGGAGTGGAATTTTAATAACGGCCTGGAGATCGAATTCGTGCCTGGCGCCGGAGACGCATATGCGGCCCGGTGCTTCCGTCCGGCCAGAACCCAGGCGCTGAAGCTCAACCGGGAATTTAGGGAAAACATTTTGCAGCAGCATATCGCAGACAACGACACCTTCGGATTTTATATCTTAGCCGAAGGGGCGATCTACGATTCCCCTCACAAATACCAGGTGGAGCTCATATTCCCAAAAGTTGCCGTCTTGACGTCTCCTCTTGCCGTGGACGGGAAACGCTTGGCCGAAGCCGGGGATCTCGCCGTTTTGCAGCACGATACCTACGGGTCGGTGATCGCAAAGGTGAAAAACCTGCAATCCGCGTATGCGGCGTAAATTGCAGAGATCAGGTGTCAGAGGCCAGAGGTCAGAAATGAGAAAATTGCAAATGGATTGAGAAACGGAGGAACCATGCCGATGATTCTGGGGGCGACCCTTCAAAAGATGAAAATCTTTAATAACCTGTCCGGATCCGAGATCGAACTGACCTACCGGATGCCCACCACACGGGAGCGGGCGGCCTACACCAACGAGTCGTTTTCCCGGCAGCGAAACAAACTGGTGACGCGCCTGGTGGAAACCCGGCTCAAATACGGGGCGCAGATATTAACCGGAATCCGGGACGGGGACTTTGCCGTGGAAAAAGACGGCGCGATCCAGGCGCTATCTTCGAATGCCGCATCGAAGTTTTATAATCCGGGGTGGAAAGAAAAGGTCGCAGAATTTGCGCCGTATCTGATCGAGGCGCTGGCTTCGGCCGTATTCGAAGGGGCTGCGGAGGTGCAGTCCGAGCCCGCATGTTCTGCCGGCGAAGAAGATTTAGAGGATGCGGAAAAAAACTGACAACGGATCTCGCGGCAGTTTCAGCAGGGCTGTGCGATCCGGACGAGGAGCGGGTCTGCCGTGAGGAATTTGGGGGAAATCTATCCTGGGCGTGCCGGAACTGCCCGAAAAAAAAGATCGAGGATCTGCATGATTACACGAAAAAGCTTCTGCATATTCACGCGCTGCGACGCGCCGGATATCCGCTGGCTGCCGACGATCTCACGCTCGAAGAGTGGATTGATCTGGGGAGACTGAGCGCATGCCTGCAAATGTCGGATCCGTCAAAATCGAAATCAGCGTTGACGACAAAGGATCGGTAAAGCTGAGAGAGCTTTCCGGAGAAGCCAAAAAAGCCGGGGATACAACGGAGCAGTCTTTTTCCAAGGTCGGAAAGAGCGCAGACGATTTTTATGGCAAGCTCAAGCGCGCGGCTGGGGTCATGGCCGCCTGGCAGGTTGCCGACAAGCTTTGGCAAACGGTTAAGGCCGCATCGGATCTCCAGGAGACGACCTCCAAATTCGAGACCGTATTCCGGGGGCAGATGGCTGTGGCCAGGGAATTCGAAACCCAGCTCACATCCGCCTATGCCATGTCCACCCAGGAAGCGAGAAAGCACCTGGCCGCCATGCAGGATCTGCTGGTGCCGATGGGGATGAATGCGGAGGCTGCCGCCAAAATGAGCGGAGAGGTTGTAAAACTTGCCGCGGACCTAGGGAGCTTCAATAATTTGCCCACCGGCCAGGTCATGGGGGACATCCAAAGCGCCCTTGTCGGCAATTACGAGACCATGAAGAAATACGGGGTTGTGTTAAATGAGTCCACAATTTCGCAAAAGGCATTAAACCTGGGGGTAGTTCAGTCCAAAGACGAATTGACCGCCGCGCAAAAAGCGCAAATTGCATACAACCTCATCATTGAAGGATCGACGTTTGCCGTGGGCGACATGAACCGCACTCACGATTCCTTTGCCAACACCATGAAGCGGCTCGACGCCGCATGGGCGGACATCACGGCAAAAATGGGGCAGCAGTTTCTGCCGGCGGCAACGGCGGTGGCGGAATTCATCGCAAAGAACCTCCCGGCAGCCTTTGAAGCCGCACAGCTTATGGGGATCGCATTTGTAGCCCAGATCAATGAGGGGTGGATCGAGATTGAAACCGGCGTCAAGCTGTTGTGGGCGGCCATCTCCGGGTCCTGGAACAGCGGAGTGGACAATTTAAGAAGCGCCTGGGCGTCGTTGATTGAAAGCATGGCATCCGGGATGTCGTATGTCCCGGGGATGGGATCCCTCGCGGAGTCGATGAACAGTTACGCGGCAGGAATCCGGTCTTCCATCAACGAAAACGATAATCTGGTAGGGTCGATAAAATCGGTGCTCTCCGAGCGGGAGCGGGCGCTTGATATTCACAACCGGACCGTGGATTCCATGTTGCGCGAGCTGGAGGGGCATCAGAAAACAACCGCCGCAGCTCAAAGCTCGGCGGCTGCGCAGACAGCGGCTCAGGCGCAGGTACAGGCCTCCGTGCAGCAGAGCGGGGCGTTGAACGCATCCAACGTTGACAAATGGATCGCGGATGTCAACCGGATCATTGCCGCGGAAACAGAAAAAGCAGCCAAGATCGGGGAACTGGCGCTGTTGGAGCAGCAGTTTCGGGATCAGGCCAATGCGGTGCGGCAGTCGAAAGAAACCGAGATCATCAACCGCTTGAAATTCGAGCATGACGGGTATCTGGAATACCGGAAGGGGCAGATCGAAAAAGAGAAAGCGGAGCTGGAAGCTCTGGGCGTGTCCAAGGAGCTCATCGAACAAAACTACATCGCGCGGTCAAAGGCGCTCTTTGAGGAATATTATGCCTGGAAAACGGATCTCGATAAGCGCTACCAGTCCGACTGGGAGGCGATGAATAGAGAGATGGAGGCCGGGACCCAAAAGACCGTGGATACGGTTAAATCCAAGTGGGAAGATTTTAAAAAAGCCTGGGGCGACGGCACCCGGGGAAACGGTTATATCGGGCAGATCATCGATGCGTGGGCAAAGGGGGAGGATTTAAAAGTATCCATTTCAGAAACGGCAAAATCCGCCCTGGTGAATAAGGCCGGGCAGTTGGTCGGCGCATTATGGGATGCCATGATCGGCAAGCTCGTACAGATGATCGGCGCGTGGATCGGATTAGGCTCTGCCGAATCCGGCGCAGAAGGATCCTCCATGTGGGAGCGGATCGGAAAAGCCCTCGGTTTTGCGGGTTCTGTCGCCGGGCTTGTCGGGGCCTCGAAAAATACCGCATCCGGGTTCCATGCTGCCGGCGGATGGCTTGCAGCCCATCCAAACGGGGGGATGATCAATCAGGGGAGCGGATTTGCCGATGACGTTTTTCTCGGGCAGACCGGGAATGTCCGGCACTGGGGAATGGGTGGAGAGTTTGTGGTAAATAAGCGTTCGGCTGAACGCTATCGCGGTTTGCTTGAACAAATCAATGCCCGTTACGCTGACGGCGGAGGGCTGAAAAAGCCGTATCAGGATGACTCAGAAGGGTTTGAAAAAATCGTTGATACGATGATGGCAGGCGGAATTAAGACCTGGTTTGAAAGTTATAGAGAAGACGGCAATATTTACAGAGCAATCCTTCAAACACTCTATTATTTCGGGCAGGTTTTCGTCGGCTCATTTGCCGGGAAGCTCGTAGGACAGAACTGGAAATGGGCGGATGGGGGTCTGGTGCCCGATCAGTCCGGGACAAAACCGGCTTCCTTCTTCTCCGATCTGATTGAGGCTTTTAAAAGGTTTAATAAACAATTCTTGCATACTATCAACCGGTTGTTTTCACGGTTGCCGATGCTGGACATTCTCGGCGCGTATGCAAACCCGATTTCCTGGCTTTATACAAAGGTTCGGG